TCTGGCTCTGGCTATGGCTCTGGCGATGGCGATGGCTCTGGCTCTAACTCTGGCTATGGCTATGGCTCTGGCGATGGCTCTGGCTCTAACTCTGGCTATGGCTATGGCTATGGCGATGGCTCTGGCGATGGCTCTGAATAAACTCACCAACGACAATCCAAGAGATAAAGAAAAATAATAATAAAAAAGTATGAAACCAAAAACAATGAAGATTGATGATGTGGAATATGTCCGCAAAGATTCAATTAAGAATTACGAAAAAGCAGACGAACTTGACGGGATGAAATATGTCATAGTTCGTACTTATTCAGCTGGCGTGTTCGCTGGATATTTACAAGAAAGAGAAGGACAAGAGGTCGTTTTAAGGAACGCTAGGAGGTTGTATTATTGGAGTGGAGCAGCGACATTATCACAACTATCAGTAGAAGGGGTGAAAAATCCAGATGATTGTAAATTTCCACAAGAGGTTGATGTTGTGGAACTATTACAGGCTATAGAGATTTTAGATTGTACAAAGGAAGCACAAGAAAGTATTAATAATGTGAAAATATGGAAAGAATAATTACGGAAGAGGATATGCGTGGCTCTGGCTCTGGCGCTGGCTATGGCGATGGCTATGGCTATGGCTCTGGCGATGGCGATGGCGATGGCTCTGGCTCTGGCTCTGGCTCTGGCGATGGCTCTGGCTCTGGCTATGGCTCTGGCGATGGCTCTGGCTCTAACTCTGGCTATGGCTATGGCTATGGCGATGGCTCTGGATAAACTCACCAACGACAAGTCTAGTCGTTAATCCACATACCACACATCCAGCCTAGAAATTCACACAAGGGGGTGGAACATTCCACCCTCCCACCTTACCAAGTATCTACTAGACAACAAGAAGCTCAAACTAGCCAGGGTCGATTTGAGCAATTTAAATAAAATAATAAATAAATTGTAATTTATGGAAAAATTAAAACTATCGTTTCTAGCCATCCAATTGCTAAAACACGTCATAGCAACTGATGGTAAAAAAGAAACTAACGAACAAGGTCAAGAAGTACCATCAGCAAGAAGATTAAATGGTGTTGAATCAGCACAAAGAAGACACTTTAATAAGGCTATTGAAAAACCTGTTGGCGAGCATGATGCTAAAATTAAAGAAGTTGTTGATGGATATAATGAATTGAGAAAAAATAAAGTAGAACAACTAAAAAAGAGCAACAAGAAAAAGAAGGATGAAAAAGATGATGTTTACGAAGGTAGAATAAACAAATTGATGCAAGAAGATAAAGATGTAACTGATAGATTCAAGGAAATAAATAAAATTGGAGATGAAATGAACAAAGAAGTTGTTGAGATAGAACTAACACAAGAAACACTAGACGTACTTAAGAAGTATTTTACAGCCTATGGTGAGGAAGTTGGGTTTGGAATTGGAGATGATGAGTATGTAGTAGAGATAGTAGAATTATTAAAATAAGATGAGGTATGGTGGTGGGTTTAGACTCACCACCTAAAGACGTATGTGGATCAATAAAATACACAACAGGTATGGTAACTACAAGATTAAACAGATCAAACAACTTGATACTATAGTGTTTGGTATAGTAATACCTAAGAGAAGGAATGTTCAAATCTTGTTTATTTATTACAAAGACACAAAAACAATGTCATCACAGCGACTAAGTACAAAGTTATGCACAGTCTTGACTAAAGCTAGTGGAGAATTTGTGAGTGAGTTCAAGTTATTAGCTTATTTTAGCGATTATTTCAATATGTTGCACAAAGTATAAAAATAATGTATATTAAGAGTAGAACTAAAGAGTTTTACTACTATGCTTATTAAAGCTCAATGCTCAGGATCGAACCAGAAGCAGTCAGAAAATGTCTGTTATTTTTTTAATTTAAACGAGTGTGCTAGTAGTTTACTAGTGGGTCAAAGTCTTTAGGGCAAGTTAGCGCAAGCCCAAAACAGTGGTGGGATGATGAAGACTTGCTTTTTGATCTATAATATATGTTAATGGGGAATACAACTTACGCAGAGGTCGTAGTTTTATGGTATTTCCTAGCGACCAAAAATAATAAGAATCCCATCCAGTTGGTATATTCACCTCCCTCCAGTGTTTAGCATAGTTGCTAGATAGTGGAGGGTGGAGAAAGACAGACCTGCCAACCAAAATGCTTTGAATGGAACTATATCCTGAGGGTATGTAGTAATAGAAGTATTATCTGCGTGATACAACTGTTATTGCATGCCCCTGGGATATAGGAGGGTATATGGTCTGTGGTGTATAAAAATAATATGGGAATTTTAATATCAATCTATTTAGTAGCTGGAGTAGTTTGTTATTACCAATGGAGTAATAACACTTTATAATATATGGTACAGATAAAACAAACAACCGTGAAGTGTAATTGTGGAGTTGGTTTAGTATTACAACACACAGCTTATAATGGTGATGTTCGGTCTGGTATTATTTTAAGAGAAAACGAAAGTAGTGATAAAGAAGAAGCTAAAAGGCTTAATCTTAATAAAGAAACACGGTACAAAAGATGTACTTGTGGTAGAGAATATACAAACAACATATGAGTGAAGAATTTGAAATCTCGAAAAACAAACCAACTCACGGTGGTGTCAGACCAAACTCGGGTAGAAAGCCAGGAGGAATGAACAAGAAGACTAAAGAACAGAAAGTTGTAGAGGAAGAGTTTAGACAGAGAGTGTTGAGGTCAATGGACGGGTTAATAAACAGCCAGATGAACCTAGCACAAGGCTGTCAGTTTTTATTTGTTATTAAGACAATAAAATATAAAGATAAAGAAACGGGTAGTTACAAGACTGAACGCAAGAAACCAGAGATAGTTGAAAACCCAAACACAATAGCTTCATACTTGGAGGGTGATTTAGATGATGACGATTCAGAATACTACTTCATGACAACTCAGAAACCAGATAACAGATCATTAGACAGTTTAATTGACAGAGTGTTCGGAAAGCCAGCACAGTCGTTAGACGTAAAGGTAACAGAGCGTAAATTATTGCTAGACTAATTTATAATATATGGGAGATACAATGGAAAAGGTCCGGTTCAGTGAGTTGTGTAACTTCTCGGTTAAGCAATTAGAAGCACACGAATCTGTTTCGTTGTACAAGTATTTGCTGTATGGTGGTGCGATGGGGGGTGGAAAGAGTTATTGGTTGAGATGGGAGACTGCGTGGCACTTGGCGTTGCTAACAAAAAAGTACGGTATCACTGGAATAGTTGGTGGGTTGTTTTGTGAAGATTACCCCAGCTTGAAAGACAGACAGGTAAGCAAGATAGCACAAGAATTCCCTGATTGGTTGGGTGACATGCACGCTGACCACAAAGAATATGGTAAATGTTTTATAGCCAAACCAGAGTATGGTAGTTGGGTGATGGCGTTGAGGAATTTAGACGATGCTAGTAAATATAAATCAGCCGAGTTTGCTGTTATAGCCATAGATGAACTTACAAAAAACAAGAAAGAAGTATTTGATGACATGAAGACCAGGCTTAGATGGTCTGGTATAAGCAGTTTCGATTGTAAGTTTTTAAGTGGTACTAACCCTGGAGAGATAGGTCATGCTTGGGTAAAGAAATGGTGGCTAGACAGAGACTTTGAAGAGGAGATGATCCCGTCATCAAAACAGTTTTTTTATATACCTGCTAAGGCAGAAGACAATAACCACATAGACGTAGGATATTTAGACACACTAGATAGTTTACCATCAGACAAGAGAAAGGCTTACAGGGACGGTGATTGGAGTATTTTTAAAGGACAGTATTTCAGTGAGTGGAGAGAGGCAATTCATGTCATAGAACCGTTTGCTTTATCGCTAGACTACAGAAGATTTGTGTGTGGTGATTATGGGTTTGCTAAACCTTCAGCTATTTATTGGTGTGCAATAGACGAGGATGGTGTGATATATGTTTACAGAGAGTTATACGTTACGGAACACACTTATGAAGAATTAATGGCTAAGATAGTATCTCTTACCCCCGATAGCGAGAAGATAGATTTTATGGTGTTTGATCCAGCAATATGGGCTAAGAAGGATTCGCCGATATCGGGTGCTGATAAGATGCAAGCAAAGTATAAAGAACTAACAGGTAAGGCGGTTAATCTGCAACAAGGTGAAAATAGTAGGGTTGTTGGTTGGGGTCAAGTAAGAGAATACTTAAAACCATTCATAAGAAACGGTGTACAAATAGCAAAATTGCAAGTCTTCAGTGTATGCAATAATTTAACAAGAACATTACCTGGGTTGGTATATGATAAGAACAGAGTTGAAGATGTTGATAGTGACGGTGAAGATCACGCAGGCGATGCAGTAAGATATGGGATAATGGCTCGTCCAAGAGTGACAAAAAAGAGGAACAGGGTTCTGACGAAGAAGAAAAGGGTACAGAGCGGTTATTCATTAAAAGCGGTATAGTATGGAAATAATAAAAATCAATACCAAATTCAAGTATAGTAAGCCACTACCAGATATGTTGGAGGGTTTTGAAGATTGGCAGAAGGGGTGGGCTAAGTTAGGTGATAAACTAATAGCTGACCAAATTAATGGCGGTTTTACTACAACGTATATAAAATAAGTATGAAATACGCCAAAGCAATCAAACTAGCACGACAAGCAGGCAATCTAACCTACTGGGATTTATGGCAGAAGTATGGTTATGACATAAACAAGAAGAAAACCCGTACAGCCAGGCTCATACAGAAAGAACATACACTAGCTAAACAACCTAAAAAACCTATTGGAGACATCGGTTATTGGTATAGTTAGTTGTGCTATATAGTCTTGCGGTGCTGACGAGCTTAAATATCCAAGAAAGACAATAGCACTATTAAACATACCAATATAAAATGGGGGTTATAATATGAAAAAAGAATCTAAGGGAACATATAATCCAACTACGGAAGAGGTAGATAAGATCAAGTATGTATATGATGAGGTGAAGTACATGTTCGAGATCTCAACTGATTCGTACAGGGAATATAACGAAAGAACACAGGCTCAATTTATTGACGATTCACAGAAGAGAGCAAACTCTTTCATACCGACTAAGGAGAGCCAAGGTAAGCAGGAATGGCAGTCTAACTTCTTTTCACCAACCACACGAAATAAGGTAAAAGCACAGATCGCTGGAATAGCTAATAACCCTCCTGACGTTACATTAACAGCTATCAATGAGAGTAATAAGATATCTGTACTTCGTGCTGAAGCAATGGAGACAATGATAGATTCTAGTTTCACAGCTGGTGAGAACAACCCACAAAAGCTAATGTATTTAGATAGTTGGAACTGCTCTATTAATGGAACAGTGGTCAAATACGATAGTCATAACAAGATCAAGAACGAGGTGAAGGTGGTAACAGGCTATGATTATGAGACTGGTACAGTAGAATTTGATAAGAGTGAACAGATTATTGCTGATGACTGTATTGAGATAGATATCCCACTTGAATCATTCTTGGTCCGAGACGAGAATATACCAGACGTACAAGACCAACCAGCAGTCGCTTGGGTTGAATACATGGATAAGGATAAACTAGCACTAGAGTTCAGTAAGTTCAAGAACTTTGGGTTCGTACCAACAGGCAGTCAATTAGTTGGTGAGGAAGAGCAACAGTTATTCTTCAAACAAGACTGGTCAAAACGAGCTGAGAGCGATAAATACGAGGTAGTTAGATATTATCGTAAGTATGGTTATGATGGTGATATGTACAGAATAATCGTAAATGGAGTATTGATCCTAGATGTACCGTTGTTATGGGGTAAGAAAAAGAAATTCTACCCATTCTCTAAGACAATCTTTGAACCATTTGCAAATAGTAACTTCTTCTGGGGTAATTCATTACCAAATATCTTGATGGGTGAGCAGGATGTAGAGAACGCTTTGGTCAATTCAATGACCGACCAATCATTTAGATCAGTAACAACACCAATGCTAATAGGGATGACGAATAAAGATGACTTTGATCTGGAAGAAGATTATGTTGATAGCGATACAAAGATATATGTCCAGGATGTTGGACAAGTTATACCGATGCCTGTGAACGGAATAGGGCAAGGAGACATAAACATGCTAAAGATCATCAAACAGGGCATGGAGAGCGATTCTACGGACCAGGTGCAGGGTGGAGCTTCGGGTAGTGGATCAACAGCAAGAGAGATTGTAATAGCAAACGAACGTGCTGAAGAGTTGAAAGGATTGTTTTATATTATGATCACTGATCTATGGCTACAGAAATACAGATTACGTGGAATCAATATCCTAATGAACTATGCAATGCCGAGAGTCGAGGCAGTGGTTGGTGAAGAAGATGCTGAATCTTTAGCACCTATCTTCAAAAGCTATAGATTGACTGATATTGAGTTATCTAATGGTAAGATCGGATCAAAACAGATCGAGATCGTTGGTGATAACACTGAACTAGCAAGACCATTTGAACTAGATGTGAGAGAAGAAGAGTCCAGGATGAACGGTGAAGAGACCGAGATCTTGCAGATCACAACTGATTACTTGGATGATTACGAATACCAATACAGAATTGAGCCAGAGGGTGTACATCAGAAGAGTAGAGCATTGAAACTAGCGATGATGGATGAAAAGATGCAAGGCTATGCAACTTACTTCCCAGAGAAGTTTGCACAGAACCAAGCAGAGTTCTTCAAGATGTTTGCTGAAGCTTATGGTGACGATCCAGAGAAGTTCAGTGGCGGTCAAGGACAAGACGTGATGCAACAGTTGATGGGCGGTGGAGGAGCACCACAGGAGCAAGGAGCACCACAAGAGCAACAAGCACCAGATACCGCTGGTATGGGTCAACTAGGTAATTTAAGTTAATATGATACTAACTAGAATATTACTCAGGTTGTTAGGTGATACAACCTATAAACAAGTAAGCGATAGATTGATCCAGGAATGGTTAGTTAGTCTATCAACAAAGGATTGTGGCTATAAAGGCTATTATTCGATCAGGAAGAAAGCCATTCAAGGAGCGATAGGTGTTGGGCTGGAACAGAAGGAATACTGGATGTATCTAGGTCGGATGGCAGAACTGAAGCAATTGAACCAACTATCACTTGATGCTAGAAAGAAAGCAGAAGACAAGAGACCTAAAAAATTAAATAAGAATGGGGATCTAAAATAAACCTATGGCAATTAAAAAACAATTAGTAAGGAACCGAGCAAGACTAACACCAAAGAAGCAAGCCAGTAGGTAGAAAAAAAAGATATCCAGAACCAAGACCAGGGATAGGTAAAGACCCAAACTCTCCAAAGAAACAAATAACAAAGCCAAAGAAGAAACCAGGAACACCAAAACCAGACACTAAAAGATCATTCGTCAAGGAAACAGTGAACAAAACACCGACACCAGTAGCTGAAGTATCAAAGGTAGCTGTAGCAAAACCGAATGTATCTAAATCAACAGTAAAAAGAAGAACAACACCAGTATCTGGAGCACTAAAACTAGGAGTTGGAGCACCAAAGGTAGCTGGAGTACCAACAAAAGTAGCTGGAGCAAGACAGAATAGAGCTAAATCGATACTAAAAAGAAGAACATCAAGTGCTAACGATTGGTATTAAATAGACAATATAAATGGGGAAATTTATTGGCGATTCGTCAGCTGACTCGCGAATAGGTGGATAATCCCCATTTTCATCTAATCGCGACCAGCAAAGGGATCGTCAATATGGCGATCTTTTTTGTAAATAATATGCTCGAAGTCCGATATCGAGTTAAAATATACGGATTAAAAATTATGGGATTACAAAGAACACTAGAATCTTCAGAAGGTAATACGGAAGAAGATTTTGAAAAAGAGACTTTAAGCGAAGAGGAAGACACCTCTACCTCTGATGGTCAAGAGGATAAAAACGAAGACGATGCAGAGGAAGAAACCTCTACAAACGAATCCAAAGCTGAATCAAAAGAAGAAGAGGAGGATGATGATGATTCAGGGGAGGATGAGCAATCAACCGAAGATCTGAAGGCTGAATTAGAGCAAGCTAAATCAGATCGAGACAATTATAAGACTGGTATGCTGAAGGCAAAAGGCAAGAAGCGTGGTTTTGACGAAGGAGAATCAACCGAAAAGAAGAAAGAAGTTGATGTTAATGAGGAAGCTGTCAATAAGGTTCTATCAAAGCGAACAGAACAAGAAGCACTCGTAAACACTCTCATGTCAGATCACAAAGACTATATACCAGAACTTGTAAATGACGTTCAATATCAAGAGATTATAGGTTATCTACCTAGAAACATTGATAAAACCTCCTACCAATCAATAGTCAAAGGTCTAAAACTAGCGACTAAGATGTGGAAAGAGGACAAGGGGATTAAGGATACAAAATCCAAGAAAGGTACTGACTTGGGAACAACAAAATCAACTACCTCCACAGGTAAAGGTAAGGCAAAGAAAAGTGGAAGAAGTATTTTGAAGGGAACAACAAGTCCTGAAACTTGGTACTAATTAACTAAACATAAATTTGATATGGCTTTTATACCTATTCAAAACGATCATGGTAAATATGTAGAGCTTGGATTTGCAACCTCAACAACTGTAGCAAAAGGAAACGCTGTAATTGATAACGGTTCTGGTTACATGACCAATGCATCAGCTGGTGGTGGAGTTGACGTTCTATACGTTGCTATGGAAGCAGTAGTAACTACTGCAAACAATGAGAAGGTTTTATGTGTTAAAACAGATGGTGTTACATTCTTAGCTGACACTGACGCTGCTTGGGCACAGACTGACGTTGGAACATATTCTGATCTAGCATCTGCTTCTACCATTGATCCAAATGCTAGTTCAGATGATATCTTTTACATTGAAAGAGGTGTTGGAATTGCTGGAACTGGAACACAAGTAATTGGTACATTCTCACGTGGAACACCAAACTCATAGAACGATAACTAACTAATTTAATTTAATATGCCTATATTAACTACAGATTTTCCAGCATTGACAGCCGATCTACAGGATATTTTCAATGAAACAGCGAAAACATCTATCTCTGAACTTACTGGATTCAAATTGTTCAAAATACAGGATACCAATAGACTAACTTACGATCATCTAATTTTACATGGTCTAGGTGGAGTTGATAAAGTAGCTGAGGGAGCTGACTTACCAAACAAAACTCTAGTCGAAGGTGATTCTGTTACATGGACACAAGACTATTTTGGTGCACTAGTACCAGTTAGTAAAAAAATGAGAAAGTTTGATTTACATAATCAAATTGAAAGCCTAGTAAGAAGTATTACAGATGGAGCATTTGACCAAATTGATCAAGCTTTTTCTGATGTACTATTAAACGGTTTCTCAGCTAGTAACTATGTTGATCCTTACGGGGAAAGCGTAGCAGCTACAGGTTACGATGGTAACGCATTTTTCTATGCAAGCCATAGTAATAACATTAACTCTGAAGTATTTAGTAATATCATTACTGATTCAACAGTTAATCCAGTATTGAGTCGTGAAGCAGTAGATGCAGCAATGGTAGCAGCAAGAAAATACCGAGATCCTTCACAAGTTTACAGACGAATCAACCTAGATACATTGTTAGTATCACCAGATAAATACGATGAAGCATTAAGAATTATCAATTCACCACAAGTTAGTGGAGAATTTGTAAATGACATCAATCCATTGAAGGGTAAAGTTAAAGTAATGCAATGGGAGAAACTAGCAGAAAATTCAGCTGGTTCAGATACTTCAAACTATTGGTTCATGTATGATTCAAAGAAAGTCGGAGAATCATTAAGAGGATTGTTTGCTGAAAGACCATCATTGGATGCACCAGAACAAGTATACAAGAATAAAAATTGGGATTACTCAATTGATTTCTATTATGCAATTGGTCGTGGATTCAATCCATACATCATGGGATCAAATGCAACAAAAGCGTAATTCATAAAGATTTAATTTCAAACGATTTAATTATATGGGTAGTAGCTCTCGCAAGTGGGTAAGATCGGTTAGGTCGATCTTCCCAGCCCATTATGTTTAACCTAACTAAATATGAAAGATTTATTAAATCAAAAATTTAATTATCTAACTGTTATAAAATTGACAAAAAATTATAAAGCATTATGTAGATGTAAATGTGGAAAAGAATTAGAGATTAGAAAGGCACATTTAAAGAGTGGACATACTAAGAGTTGTGGCTGTTTACGAAAAGAAAAATGTTCCAAACTAAATAAAATTGGCTCTATCAATTCTAGGTTAATAGATGGAAAACAGAAAACTGGAACTGGCTATATTTATTTATTCGTTGAAGAACATCCTTTTAGTAATAAAAGAAGTCTTGTTTTGGAACATAGATTAGTAATGGAAAAGTATCTTAAAAGATATCTAACTAAACAAGAGGTTGTCCATCATAAAAATAGAGTAAGAAATGACAATGAGATATATAATTTAATGTTATTCAAAGACAATAGTGAACATATTAAATTTCATAAATTAAAAAAATGCGTATGAGTGGATGTAATTGGGCTAAACTTCTAGCAAAAGACAGAGTAAAAGCAATTGGTATTCCTTGGAGTAAAGAGGAAGCAAACGCAATTTATGTGTTGGGTATAGAGCCAGACATGGTACGAAGTGGATGTTTGACCTTGGAAGATGCTAAGGAAGAACAAGACAAACTAGACGAACTAGAAAAGGGTGGTGAAGAAAAACCGTTAAAACACATGCTTAAAGCAGAACTAATTGCTAAGGCTACAGAGTTAGGAATGGTAGTTTCTGATGAAGCTACAAAAGCAGATTTAATTCTAGTAATTGAATCAGCTAAGTAAAAAATAATAGTCCAGGGTGCTTCGTGAGTTTTTCCGTAATTGGTTTCTCACGAGGAGAGCCTGGAGTAAAAAGTAAATATGCCGATTAGAAATAATAAAAGCGTAACACCAATACCTGGTATTTACGTGAAATCAAAAGATGCATTGCATGATGCTTTGATCGAATTTGATAACGCATCAGCAGTGCCAACAACTACAACTAGTTCTTACTACTTGTATGTATATGGTGGAGTCTTGTACTACGATAATGGTGTATCAGCAGTAGCACTTAGCTCTGGTGGTGGTGGTACTCCAACTTGGGATACAATTTACGCTATTGATCAGACAATGACTATTTCTGGTAATTCAATGACATACAATTTGACTCATGCAACTGGTGATGGTTTAACAATCACATCAGGAGCAGTCGCAGGACAATTGATTCAACTTACAAATAGTGGTACAGGAGACGATATACAAGGAACTAGTGATACTTGGGCTGTAACTAAAGCAGGTTTAGCTACATTCACAGGAATTGATGGTTGTGACTCATTGACAGCAGCAGCTGGTTTAGTGCTAGAAGCTTCTGGAGCAAACACAATCTCAGTTGGTGCTACATCAAGTGGTGCAATTGATATTGGTACAGGTGGTGGAGCAGTTACAATCGCAAGTGCAGCTACTCTTAGCTCAACTCTTGCAGTTGCAACTGGTATTACTTGTGCAGATGGAATTGTTGATTTTGTAGATAATTCAAACGTAGCTTCTTCTTTAAGAGTTACAAATGATACAACTACAACTTACGGAAACGCTAGTGATGCAGGAATGGTGGTATTTAGATCAGAGTCTTTGACTACTGGTGCATTACTACATTTATCTGCTGACGAAACAAGCCTGGCTGGTG